CGTTATACCAGTTCGGATACCGGGTATCGATCTCATTGGCGTACTTCGTGAAGTTCGCCGATCCTGCATTGGCAGTCTTATCATCCAGAGAGGAATTGGACGCCTTCTCCTTATAGCCAATCTGCGCCGCAGCGACAGCGATCACGGCATCCGGCGTGCAGGCGTTGACCAGCTGCTCCGCGACATCCTTCCCGGCGTACTTATCGTAATAGCCCTGACCGAAACCGGCGCGTTTTGTCTGCACGGCATCACCCTGATCGGCGGGCCTTTCGTACCCGGTGAGCACCGCGTCGGAAGCCTCCCGGACGCTGGCAGCAGACCTAAGCGTGCCCAGCACGGATTTATATCCCTGCAGTTCCTGCCAAAGGAAATCCAACTGCATCTGCAGGTCGCCGATCGATTTTCCGGCGTCCAGAGCAAACTGGAGCAGCGCCTGCTTCCTGGACCAGTACGTCCACTGCGCAAGACCGTATCCGGCAGAATCCTTCACGAAATTCGTGTATGATCCGTCGTCAACCGCAGCCGTATACTCTGCGTCGGTCATACCGAGTTTCTGCTCAAAAGTGTTCTGGAGATTGGTAGGCCGCAGCGCCGATTCCGCATACAGATTGCCCATCATCCCGGCTGCGCCATAAGCGTTTCCGATCTTCTCGTAAAGGAAATCCCAGATGGTTTTCTCGGCGTCGGATACGTCGTTGGACGGAGCAGGCTGCGCAATTGATACCGGCTCAGCCAGCAGCGCAGCCACGTCGTTCCGGACGTTTTCCATCGTCTTCCCATACTTCCGGCTCCAATGCTGGATGTCGCCGTGGCTGCTGCCCAACCCCAGCGCATGGCTGCCGGTGTGATCAATGATGGTCGGGACCTTCAGGCCGTTGTAGCTGATCGTTCCCTTCGGATCGATGCCGAACATCTTACACAGGTAGGCCGTCACCTCGCAGGCTTCCTGGTAGCAGGCATTGAAATAGGAAGCATCAGAAAGCGCGTCCTCACAGATTTCAAACTGGATATGCGTATTGTTGCAGGAGCCCTTCGGTCCGCTGCCGCAGCCCCACGGGCGATAATCCCACGGCATGGTCTGCACAGCGGCCACCGTGCCGTCCGCCAGTTTCCCGATCCAGAAGTTCATTCCGGCCTGCCGATCAATATGGTTCCAGTCATTGCCATACTGATTCTTGCCGAGCCGCGCAAGCCACTCTGCCCGGTCCGGCGCTTTATCATCCGGCTGAACGTACCGTTTCAGGTTGGGGTTATTGGCCCCGGTCGAATGCCACAGCACACCCTTCGGCGTGAAACTGCGCGTTCCCTTGTAGCAGGTGCTCTGCGTCATCATACAGACCAGCGGCTTGTTATTCTCATTGTATTTCATGTTGGTCCTCCTTCGGAGCGCAAAAAGAAAGGGAGACGTTGCCGCCTCCCTGCATGGGTTTTCGATCGGTTATTCTTCGTCGCCAGCCTGTCCATCACCGGCCCCGGCGTTTCCGGCGTCCGCCAGACCCTCGCCGATGACGTACCCGATCACGGTCGCACCGGCCATGATCAGGGAGGTGATCTGCGTAGCGGTTGCCTCGGTCTGTCCCAGCGCTACCAGCAGCATGGCGACAAAGGACGCGATCGAGAGCCAGAACTTCCGGCTCGTGAGCTTTCTGGTCCAATCAATCTTATTCATAGCATCCTCCATTTCTCCGTTTTATGCCCGGACGGCAAAGAGGCGCTGTTGCCCGCGCCCCTCTGGTCAAAGTTTGTGTTCCCGGCTCAGTTCCTGATAGAGCTTTCGCAGGTATACCGTGTCCTGGGTGATGATACCGTTCGTGATCTTGTTTTCGATCACATATTTCTCATACTCCTCGGCGACATTCAGGACGTTGGTCCATTCGTCGGAACTGTGCTCAATATCGGCCCGGCACTCCCGCGCAAAGGTGAGAACGGTCTGCCGGTGGTTATTGATCCACATGTCCCGGATCTGTTTTTCGACAGTTTCCAGCCGCTTTTCCGTCGCGCCGTTCAGCTTCTTTCCAAACCAGCCCAGCAGCTTATCCCACGGATTCAGTTTGAGCGGGCTGATCTGGATCAGTGACAGCAGGATCACGATTCCCGCTGTCACATACCCCAGATTCAGCTTGCTCAGGATTTCATTCAGGCCCATGCGCACCGCCTCCTTCTATCCACACGGCAGGTAATCACTCAGTCAATTCAGGGACCAGCGCCCGGTAGGCGGCATCGCCGATCTGGTAGTAACCTTCCGTCGCCGGATGCACGCCATTGGTTCCGACCTGCTCCGTCGTGCTGCTCGCTGTCAAACTGACCGGAGATATTGATGAACTCCACATAGCTGCTGAATTCATCCTCATTCGCCATCTCCTGATAAGCCCGGTTCATATTCATGACGGACCGGACGAGTCCGTACCAGTTGGAGTACTGGCTGTTCGCGCCGTAGCTGTGCCCGGTGCCACCGTTGACGGAAGGCAGCTGAATGCCCATCATCTTCACCTTGGCATTCGGATACTGCTCGTGGAGAATACGGATGAGCCGCTTAGCATTCGTCACATGGTTGGCGATCATGGTCTCGCTGTTTGAATAGTGGGAGGCGGCCATGCCGTTCCACGAGAGCAGCGTCACCATATAATCCACCTGGTCAAAGCCGTTCCGCTCACAGTAGGTACGGAAGTTGACCTGCCCTTCATCACTGTCCCAGAAGGGATTGCCTTCGGCGTACACCGTTTCGTCGTAGTCGATGTCCGCCGTATGGGTAGCGTTCTGATAGTGGTGGAGCGTGCCCGTGCCAATCGGCATCGGCGCGGTATGATCCTGATACCGGGTAAATTTGATGCGCGTCGATTCGATGGTCTCCATAGACCAGATATTTCCGGACGCATCCTCCCAGAGGCTGTGCTGATCAGTGCTGTCCTTATCATGAGAACAGTACACCCACATGCCCAGCTTCGTCGCGGTCGGAGCGCTCAGATAACTGGCCCAGGTCCATCCGCCGTAGCCTTCATATCCGCATGTACCATTTTTCTTCGTGCCGATGAACCGAATGTTGGAAAGCTCATGCCCGGCAGGCGTCCCGCCAGCTTCCGTGAGCCTGCGGAGCGCTTCCCGGCACCAGGTACCGCTGCTGGTCAGGCTGTCGCCGACGCACAGGATATTTTTCCGGATCTCGGGTGACGCGCCAACAGCATGAACCCGGAGGATCGTTGTTCCGGTGGCGAGGATATTATCGAGGTGATCCCGGACATTGACCCGCAGTGTATGATCTCCAACCTGCGCAGCTTCCGGCGTCACCTCAAAGTATCGGGATGCGTTCTTTCCAATGTCGCACCGGAACTCAATATTGTACCGGTAAGGATACGGATGCTCTACGATGCCCCGGTAGAACAGCTGCAGGGTATCACCAACCACGGCATGAAAAACATCTGGAAGCGAAATCCTCGGAGGCAGTTCAAATGTAGCCTTCTCCGACATGGCTTCTTCGATCTTTTCCTCCGCCGCTTCAGCAGCCAGGTCTCTGACCGGCTCCCTAAAATCGCCCAAGCCATAACGCTGAGCCTTCTTGGCAATGATAAAGTCGACCTTGCCGGTGTTGTTCTGGTTGGGATCATACAGAGCAGTCCAGTCCTTCAGCTTCCGCATCATAGTGGTATATGAAGGGCTTTCAGTCGGATTGTACCGGACCACATCAGTGGTCGTCGGCGGTCGGAGAACCGTTCCGGTAGCACCGCCCATGTAGGCGATATGCTGATCGCAGGAGAAACCGGCGTACAGTTCATTTTCTTCAGCGTTTTCTATGACGTTCGAAAAGGTAAATACAATCCTTCTCCATTCGCCGGGAGCAATATGCACATCGCTCATCACCTCGTCAGCAAGGATCTCTCCGTCCTTACTGCCGATTGCGACAATACAGCGTACATTTTCAAGATAGTTCTCGGTACTGCGGTTTTTGATCGAGAAGATCAGCGTATCGAAATCTGTCGGACGCCCGATAGGACAGGCCCAGCCGATGAAGGTGGAATAATTGTATCTTTCTTCGGGATGAAGAACCGGGAAGGGATTCTGCTCATTGATATAGATATCTTCCGTGTCAAACTGGTCCACGAGGTCTTCCCATTTTTCCACTTCCCGGAGGCGTTCTTCATGGTCTTCGGTAACGCCGTTCAGATAGTCTGTTGAAAACACCCCTTCTGTGAAACCGGAGATTTCAAAGTACAGCTTTTTATGGCTGCCACTCAGGTGGTTTTCCAACGGTCTGAAATTGCCGCCTATAGTGTACCAACTGACCGTCACGCTGTTCTCCTGATACCCAAAGCCCTGAGAACAGGGCTGATTGGCTTGCACACCGACAAAAATAATCTCTCCGGCCTGCAAATTCATGTGCGGAATCGTACACCTGAAAAGAACTTCCTCTTGCGGCTCAATGTTGACATCAAGATCTTCCTGGAATCGAAGCGCCTCGTCCGTTCTTTCACCGGCAGCAATACTGACACGCAGCTTGGTGATCGGGTTTTCCCGCGCCTTAATATAGAATTTCAGTTCGGTGACGGTCATGCTTTCAGGAGCTTCATACTGAGAGATCCAGCCGCTGAAAGTAGACTCGGTATAGGCGTAGTACAGATTTCCCTCATGCAGCTTATAGCTCTGGCCGCGAAAGATGCCAGCGTCGTATTTTTCAGCCATTTTCCGTTCGAACAGATTACCCGCAGCGGTTTCAGCTTTCGGGAGGATATCCCTGATATGAGCGCCCAGCGTTTCATACGCATTGCCGTCCGCATCGACCCTGGCATCCAGAATCTCCGTTTGCCCGTCACCGGTCCCGGCAGCAAGCACCTCATCCATACGGGCATTCAGCTGCTCGGCTGTGGCGTCGAAGGAGGCTTTCTGGGCG